ACCAATCAAGGAATCAATGATGACTAGCTTTGGCTGATAGTCTTTCATTAACTGAACGAACTGAGCATATCTTTGTAGCTGCCAATCAGTCAGGATCTTTGTATCGGTGTTGATTGGATAATCAACTTCTTCAAGCTGTTCCCGTAGCTGTGTTAACGGCTGATCTCCATTCAAGATAAGAATTGGGCCTTTCTTAATTGGAACGAGACTCCCTCTAACTACAAAAGGAGTTCCACTAGAAACATGCTTTGCAAGAGTCCAAGCACTCATTGATTTACCGTCACCTCCAGCTCCATATATCAAGACAACAGATGGAGTAGGAAGAAGATCAGGGATCAAATATTCACGTTTAATATCCATCTTCATTAATTGCTCTGCATCAAAAATTCCTTTTTGATTTTCATAAGCAAGCTGATCAACAATGATTTTCTCTATTGCTGATTGATCTCTATAACCAGATTGAAGAGCTAACGCATTGAGTTTGTAATTAACTTCTGCTGGATTGTCTAGGTCAAGAATATTCTTGGCACGTTTTACAACTTCATCAAAGTCAAGAACCGTTGCCCTGATCTCTTGTACTTGCTTGTCTTCTGCTGCTTTAACGATTTTGGCGATGTCTTCAGGAAATCGAGTTCTCTTTGGATCCTCCCTATCTGCTAACCAAATTAAAGTTCCTAGACCAACACCAGATCCTTTGAAGGAGTACCACGGTTCAGTACAAGGGTTGTGATGATCGTCAGCATCGTTCCATTCATTAGAGTAATCAGGGTCTTGAGCAGACCAGCTAGACCACAAAGCCAGACCCATATCGTTAGGTAAGGCAGAGTTGATTGCCATACCTATCTGAATCCATTGCTCCCTGCTACCAGCACCTTTATGAGGGATAACACTTAAGCAGTCACCAATGATTTGAATAATTTCATCAGAGGTTCTATCAGAGAAATCAAGATCTTTTCTATTCTGGTTCGTTCTAGGTGGAGCCTTCATCTCTGCTATCAGCCACGCAGGAGCGTCTGGAATAGCGTTTAGATCTCCTTTAAGCAGATAATGTCCTTCTGGAGTATTTGTCCTCTTGTGGCCTGGATAAACACCCATAAGGACACCTTGCCTGCCCCAAAGGATTTCATAATCTCCACCGTCCTCTTGTCTTAGTCCATGACCTTTAACGGAACCCCATAGTTCTTCAGGGATTTTAAATATATATTTAGCAGCGTTTTTCTTGGGGCTTGTGACTTGTGGAGCGTTATCAAGAGTATTACCCCAACCTTGTAAAAGTTTTTGATGATTCTTATCAACATCAAGAATGACAATGCCTTTGCCTCTGATACCAGTAAAAAGTCCAACTGCTTGAAGGTCAGTATTTTTTCTTAAAGCAAGTGCTACATCAGCAGGACCAAATTCTCTATCGTAACTTTCCTCAAGAGGATTTTTACCTGTTGCTTGTTTCCCTGACTTCATCAGGGAGCCTTTTTTATATATAGGAGCGTAAACCAGCCCTTCTACAAGGGAGTTTGCAAAGTCTTCAGTGTTCATGTACTATCCTATTAGAGTAGATTTTCAATGCTCTTGATCTTAGAGGAGATCAAGGGCGTTTTTTTATTTTAAGCACGGTTGCAATATTAACGTCAAGGTATTAGGATAATATTATGCAAAATTTATTTTTTGTATTAACTTAAAAATTTAACTTTTATTTTTTAACAGCAAATTTAACTATGAAATTTTCAGCAGTTGCAGACAAAGAGTATCAAAAAGCTCTTGATGAACCAGAGAAAAGTTCTTCTGGTGACAGGTACTTTCGTCCTAATCAAATTGAAAACAATCAAGAGATTGAGTTTATTTTATTAGATGAAGATCCATTAGAATATTGGCAAGTATTTGGTGAAAATATTAGTGATGGCAATAAAAAACCATTTAGATTTCCATTAGTAGGAGACGCTCCCTCTAATGAAGACATTCTTAAAGAATTAGGTGGTGAATATCGTAGAACAAAAGTTCAATACGATAATGACAAACTTGGTTTAAAAGCCAATGTTTCTGATAGTCCCGCTACTCATTGTTATGTTTGGCCTATTTGGAATTTAGAAACAAAATCCGTTCAGATCTTTGAGGTAAGTCAGCCTAGTATTTTCAAGCAGATAAAGAAAGAAACTGGATTAAAGAAGTATCGTAAAGGTATTGGTTTAGATTCAGATTTTAGTTGTACCTTACACAAAGTAAAAGAAGGCTTTACTAAATATACATTTAACATTATAGATAGAGATGACAATGTAGATATTGATGTTATAGAAAAGGAATGGGATACAATAGTTGACAAAGGATTTGATATTACTTTACTTCTAACTGGAGCAGATCCATTTAATCCTGAATAGATCTGTTATATATAATATATATGGGTCTATTGCATAGGTGTACGAATAGCTATGAGTAATCAACTGCCCGTTCTTTTTAAGGCACCCAATAAGATTGAGGGTGAATCTATAACTTAAAAAGAGCAGAACGTGGGTTGTGGTAGTGCAGTAGAGCAATCTTTTTACATTTGGTAATGCTCTATGAAGTTGATTCCAATAGGCCCATATATATTTTTTCCATTCATAAATCATGCAATTTACTTCAGACGTAAAGGCCGCAAATGTTCCACCAGCTAAAAGACTCCATTCATTTTTATTATCTGAAATTGGAACGCAAAGCAGAAAGGTTAAGTACTGGGGTTTAACCAAAGAGGAAGCCTATGCAAAGGCTAAAAAATCACACCCAGAAAAAAACATTCTTTGGCTTAAGGAATTGATATGAGTAAAACGCCTGCAAAAAACAAACTTCCATCTTTAGAAATATTAGAAGATAGGTTGGATTACGATCCTTCTACGGGAATATTTAGATGGAAACAAAATATGCTTAATAATAAAATAAAAAAAGGTGACATAGCTGGCTCTAAAAAAGGCAATTACAGCAGAAGAAGTGGCAAGTCTATTTATTTATATATAGGAGTAAATCGAAAATTATATGCTGCAAATAGACTTGCTTATTATATGTATCACGAAAAAGATCCATATCCTTTAGACGTTCATCATAAAAATTTCGATACACTTGATAATTCAATAACTAATTTAGAATTATTAAGTGGTGCTGATAATAGTTCATATAAACAACAATATATAAATAATACTTCAGGAGCTACTGGTGTCAGAATTACTGCTGAAGGAAAATTTAGAGCGACAGGTTTTCATAAAGGTAAAGAATTTAATCTTGGGACATTCAAGACAGAAGCAGAAGCTATCCAAGCTAAAAAGGAATTTGATGACAAAAAACACCATTCATAGTATTTTAATTATGGGAAAGAGTATTTAATGAAACCAGTAGTAGAAGAACGCCAAGATCTACTGGCTTCTCTTAGGTCTAGTTCATTGGAACGTGATGATTCACAAGCAATGCGGAAATATAAAGATACAGAAGGGAATATTTACTATTCAGTCACTACGATATTGAGCAATACAGTTCCCGAAACCAAAAGGAGATCACTAGAGAATTGGAAATCCCGTCCAGGGAGTGCTGATGAACTAGAGATTGCATGTAACCGAGGAACAATTAGCCATGAGCATTGTGAGTATGTACTTAAAGTTGGGTCAAAGATCAACAGGAACATCTGCAATGCTAGAGGTTGCTGGAAGTTCTATGAAGATGGCTTGGCTAGAGGCCCAAAAGCAATTACAAAAAAGGCCATTCAAACAGCGAAAGAAAGAGCAAGTAAAGTCCATTGGACAGCTAGAAAGTATGCGTCAAATCTGGCCGATTGGATAGAGGAGAATGTAGCAGCCATTCATGCTAGTGAATTTTCCATTCATAATGATGTTGGATATGCTGGTCAATCTGATGCGTTAATTGACTATAAGAAATCAGGTAATCTGTGTATATTAGATTTTAAAACAAGTGGATCAAATAAGCCTAAACCAGATGCTTGGTTAGATGATTATAGGTTGCAATTAAGTGCGTATGCTTGGGGACTGGAGCGTATGACGGGTATAAAAGTAGGAAGTGCAATAATTGTAATAGCAAGAGAAAACGGTCTACAGGAAGTACCAATGAATACATTGGAATTAGCAGGAGGCCGTCTATTGTTTGAAGAGAGGTTAGAGCAGTTTAAAGAGGAATTTATCCAAACTTAAGTCCTTTGCATATATAGAATCTCATTAATGTAGTTTTACTTATATCTAATTCTTTAGCTCTTTTTTCTAATAATTCAATTACTTCTAAAGGTAATCTAGTTCCTACTGTTTTCATAGCATTAGCAAACTTAGGTCTTCCCATTACGTTACCTCCTGTGAAAGTACAATTTTTAGTGTTCTATTTGATGCAACCTTCTCTAATTCTTCTTTAGAAAAGAATTTTTCTTGATACGCCTCTTCGTAGCGTTTATTTTCTTCTATAAGTTCAGAGAGAATGCATATATATAAGGCTTCTGTTAGTTTGCCTATCGCTTGTCTATTCATTTCTTTTTCTCCTCTAACTCAAAAGAATCATTAGACATTTCCATTAACCTTTCCAATACATCATCTCTTGTATATTTTTTATTTAATTCATTGAAATAACTATTTTCTTTAGTAAAAGCTATTTCATAAACTTGTTCAATAAATCTATCATCTTTATGTTGTTGATAACTTCTATTTAATTCTCTTACTGTTTCTCTAGTTGCTTCATCATTCTTAGGTTTAAAGGGACTTTTATCTATATCGCAACCATCCCATGCTTCAATCGAATAACCAGTATGTTCATATGAATAAAGGCTATCTATTGCATAGCAATCAATAGGTTCTTTACCTTTGTGATATTCCATAGTGTTGCAATCTCTGGTTCGATGAAAAATCCATCCATATTTGAACTTGACATCTTGCTTAAAAACCCACATCCAAGTCGTGTTATCACGAACAATTTCGTAAGCTTCTTTATGAGTTAATTTAATATTTTTCATAATCCGTCATGCCATTTAGTACCGAACGCAGCCATCATTTCTTGATCGGTTGGTTCGGGATATTCTTCTTCATCTTCTTCTAACTCAGCAGGAACGAAATCCATAAGGATTCCAAACTCTCTTTTATAAAGTTGGTCAAATTCTATTTCTATCGTTTCTCCATATTTATCTGTAATTGGATCATATTCCTTAGTAGTAAAATAAAAAGCGATAGTATCATCATCAGAAACATTATGTTGTTTCCAGATTTCTTTTAGATGACCTACTGTGATTGGTGGAATATCAGTCATTTTGTGTTTTAGTAAAATAAAGAGTAATAGTTTTAGTACGATTAAAATTATTTTTAGGATTAAAATAATTATCGTCTTTAACGACCAGATCATCACAAGGACAAAGTTCTAGCCATTTTTCAATAGCTTGATTAATTTCCATAAGATTTAAGTAGATGAAATTTAGAAATAGCGGCTATGTGTAACCACTGTGGAGTTTGGTTCGGATAATCTTGAGCTAATTGTTCATAAATGTCTTCAAACATTCGTTCATCAGCAGTTTCAGAAAAGTCGTTACTCATTACAATAAAACTCCATCTTTAGTACATTGTTTGATGTCTGGGTCAATTTCCCAGTCTCCATGCCATATATCAATAGAATTAAATAAGCCACCATCTTCTTTACCAATTTGGTAAGCTTCATTTTCATCTTTAGCTTCAATGATGGCTTCAAATTGTTCTAAAGATGAGGCTCTAACTTTAAAAAAAGGCATAATTAAATCATCTCCAAAGTTTTAATAATTTCCTTTTTTATATAAGGAATTTGCTCTTCTTTTTTTTCTGGTAAGAAGATTGTAATTTGACGATCTGCTAGATGACATAAAGCATCTAAGATCTCTTCTAAAGAAGCTTGAGTATCCATAGTTAATAAGCAATGTAAGGAAAATAATTTCTTGGATCGTCAAAATCTTGTGGATCTTGTTGATCTAAAACCGTAACTTTGCATCCACTAATTCCATTTCTATTTAAAATTTGAATTAGTGAATCTTTGGAATAAGATTTAGGATGTTCAATCCTTATTAGAAAATCAGTAGGCATTTAAGAAAAAAAAAGAATGTGATTCTTATGAGAAATTCTCAAGCTTTTTTGAGCTTGCAAATTATAGAAGCAACTTTATCAAGTGCTTCTAAAACTTCTTTAGGATCATTTTTATTACTAAGTTTTAGTTCATCGAGTGTTTTATTTGAATACTCAATCGCATTTAATTTGAATTCTTCAATTTTTTCTCTAGCAATAAAAGCATCTGGCCTATCTTTTTCTATTTTACTGGTGCGTAACCAGCGATAAGCTGTAGCTTGAGAAATTTTAAATTCCTCCATTAAAGATTCAACGATTGTAATATCTTCACAAGAATCGGCATATCCTTCATTAATAATTGCTTTAATAAAGTTTTCATTAGATTTATATTTATTTATCATTTATCGCCTCTAATTTAGTAATTTTTTCAGCCAATTCAACAACAAAATCTCTAATAATCTGTATTTGTTGTCGGGTCATATTATCTTTTTCATCTGTAAGTTCTTTAATATCTAATAGTGCTTTTTTAGTGCTTTTAGCGGTTTCTATTTGATTATTCAAAAGCATGACCAATACATCACTTAACAGATCGGTATCTGCTTCATGTTGTTGAAGTGTTTCAATAATTTTTTGCGTATCCCTTTCCATTATTCATAACTCCTAGATATATATTGTTCTTTTTCCAGTTGATCATATATATATTGTCCATTTTCAGTAAGATTTTCATAGCTATGACATAAGCTTGGAGAGAATTGAAACTTACTTTCCATGCGACATCTTCTAGCGTAATTAGGATCTAAAGCTCCTGAATAGAAGTCAGTAAACCAAAGGTGATAGGCTTCATAGATGTCAAAACGGTCAAAGTACATGATTAAGAATTAACAGGTGAGTTAGGTAAATTTATTTGAGAATTATGTATGGCTAAACTTTTAATTTCTTCTATTGCTTTAAGTAATAGTGGATCGCCTTTTTTTAAACGATCATAATTAATGATTTTAATTTTTTGCATAATTAATTAGTCTCATAAAGGGAACTTTTATGGTTAATTTCAAATGTATATTCGCAACAATCACAAGCCAATACTCCTAAATTAGAAGCATCGTGATATGTCATAAAATGACTTTCAAAATAAGCATTTTCATCACTTTCAATATTTGCACTATCAATGATTAAATCTTTTTTCCAGTGGGCAATAAAATCATTTAATTCTTTTTCATCTTCAGGTTCTAATCCTGAATAATCTGAATTAATTAATGCACTTGCCCAGAAATTAGGCAAGTGTAATTTGTATGTTTGGATCGTATTAGTCATGAGGTGTTTCTAATTTTAGAGTTTCATTTAAAAAACATTTTGCTAACTCAGTCCAATATGTATCTGGATCGTGGCCTAACTCTTTGATTTCAGAATCCCAGTAAGGAATATGTAATCCAATACCACGGAACCAATTCTCACAAGCATGTAGAAAACCAATTTTTTGTATCTCTTTACTTTTAGAAGATAAAAAACTATTTAATGCATAGGCCAGAGATTGTCTCTCTGACCAATGCGTATTAAAATCATCTTCGAGCCTTATGGCTTCTAAGATAATTGTTCTTAAAGGAGTCATAACTTAACTCCTAACTCTTTTAGAGTTGTAGGCTCAAAACTTCTATCCCTTTCAATCTTTAAGCCAAAAGGCCCATTGATTGTCTTGAGTTCTTCTAAGCTAAAATAACCTAGTTCTGGAAAGTCGCCGTCAACATATCCAAAACATTCTTTTGTTTTTGGATCGTATTCTGTGACGTACCAAGTCCAGTGTGTCCAAGGTGTAAAAAGCTTTAAAAAAGCTTTTGCATTAGACCCTTTTTTTTCTTGAGCATATAAAGGTGGCAATTGCTTTTCAATTGCTTTTGTTAAAAGTTGCATAAATTAAACTCTTGTAAGTAATTTAATACTACTGGTAGTGTCTTTGTCTTGTCAAGTGAAATAGTTCAAGTTTGACATTCAATTTTTTGCATTCAATTTTTTGCATTCAATTTTTTTGATTAAAAAATTTTTTGAAAAAAAAAAAAAAAAAAATTTAGGGTAGAAATTTTTCTACCCTATTTTTTTATCTTGCATTTACTAATCTTAGAAAAAAGTAAATTAGATAAATTGAACAAATTAAAATAATGAAGCTACTCATTGTTTAAATTCTCCAGAAATTGTTTTGCATTTTCTGGAATATCTCGGGGAAAAATTTGTTCAAGATATGGAGCGAAGAAAGTTCGCCAGAACTTTTTTGATTTCCTTTTGTTAGATAAGTTTCTATTAAACCAACCCGTTGGTGTCCCTCCTCTGACCTGTAAGTGGTCAGAGTAAAGGACATAAAGAAGTTGCAACATTTGGAATCTTGTTACTTCTATGTCGGTTGGATTCTCTAAATGCTCAATTACTATTTTTTCTGAGCTTGGGACGTAAACGGAAGAAGTCATTTTTAAAGATGTAAAGGGATAAGATTTTCAATTTCTTGCTGGTCAACAAGCCTTGCACCTGAGCCAAGTTGCTCAGGTTTTAAACCATATTCCAAACACCAATAATTTAGGGTTTGCGTAATATGCTTTTGACTGGTTTTTGTGGTTCCGTTCTGATAGTAGTTTTTGCTACTAATGAATGAACCATCAGAAAGTCTTGCCGCTACTGGTGTTGAATAAGAATAAAGAACTTCAACACTGCCAAGAAGTAACAGAGTTCTGTTACTTCCTAGTTGTTTAATGTGCTGAGACATTTTTTAATTCTCCCAAATAGGACAAATCCTATCCACTAACGCTTTGAACTTCTCAGCTTCGATTTGACTGAAAGCTTGAAGTAATTGTTCAGCGTTTACATCTAAGGTATAAGCTCTTTGACTGTATCCAGTTTTTGTTTGGATAGTCACCTTAAGCCTAAAGCCTTCGCTTGGGTCAGTTTCCACAAGTTGAACAGCGAGATTGTCGTCGTCTTCTTGCTTCATGATCCTATGGTCGAAGTCTAAAGTTTCCATTTGGTTTTAAATGATTAGAGAACGGTTTTTGTGTATGTTCTGAAGTGTTGCCCCAGATGCAAGAACTGTTGAGAGTCGGTTGCTACTGTGGCAAGATCTTAGAACGGTTATTAAGTTTTCAAGATTCTGCTTAAGCTTGTAGCCTTAGCATTTTTAGTTGATACTTTTTTCGCATCAACTTAATATTATTATAACATAATAAAATAATATTGTATAGTATTAACTTAATGTTTAGTAATAAAATAATATTAGATTATTGTCTACCAAGAGCAGCTATTAGGATAATAGTTTATTGAATGACTCATAACGAGTAGACGTTGCTAAGGGGGGAAGGCTACAAAAAATAGACGTATTGCTCAATATGCGGGTACCATAAATATATATTGCACTTTAAGTTCTTAAGATAATAGCCTAGTCTTCTTTAGGTTCAATTTTGATTGAGAGTTCAGGAGCTTGAATACTTACATGTTCAATACTTTCACCAATGACCTTACCCAAAGAATCCAGCACCATAGCAGCAGTTTGAAGTTGTCCCTTTTTAATTGCTTTATCAAAGAGTCTTAATCTTGCAGCTTGCAAACGAGAAAGCATATTTTCTCTTTCTTTACCCCAATCTTCTTCTGTCCAAGCAGTTACTTGTCTCCAATCCATCCAAGCAGTAGTAACTGAAACGCCTTCACGTTTTGCGTGATCGTGAACAAGTTGTCTTGCTGGAAGACCTTCAAGCTGTCTACTATATAGTCTTTGTTGTCTAGCTTCTTTATAGCCAGCCCTAGTTTGCCCATCACCCAACACTCTTTTTTTCTTCTTTACTTCTTGCTGTGGCTCGTTTAAGTTGCCAAAATTTTCAAAACATGAATCAGTCACGGACTTATTCAATAAACTATTAATAAGATACTAACCTTCAAACCTCAATTTGAGGGGGGTTAGGTGTAAAAAACTTCAAAATGGAGCCTTTATGAGCGTAAAAACAGCACCAGAAATAAATTTAAGATGGGCACAAGGTCAAGTATTTAACAACGAAAAACGCTTTAGAGTTTTAGTAGCAGGTCGAAGATTCGGTAAAAGCTATTTAAGTTGTATCGAACTTCTTCGTGGAGCGATTAATAGTCCAGGCGAGACATTTTTTTATTGTGCCCCAACATATCGAATGGCAAAAGATATTGCATGGAAGGCATTAAAGAAGTTAGTACCAAAGGTATGGATACAGAGTAAGAACGAGACTGATTTGAGACTAGATTTAGTTAATGGGTCAAGTATTGAGCTAAAGGGTACTGAAAACGCAATGGCTTTGAGGGGTCGAAGTTTGTCTGGGGTAGTTTTAGATGAAGCAGCTTTTATGAGTTCAGAGGTATGGTTTGAGGTAATCAGACCTGCATTAGCAGATAAACAGGGTTGGGCATTATTTATCAGTACACCAGATGGAACTGCTAGTTGGTTTTACGATTTATGGTGTTATACGGCAAGCGATCCAACAGGGGAATGGCAAAGGTGGTGTTACACCACTATTGAGGGGGGTAATGTTCCAAAAGAAGAAGTTGAAGCAGCTAGGGCGCAGTTAGATGAGAGAACATTTAGGCAAGAATTTGAAGCAAGTTTTGAAAATTTAACTGGGTTGGTTGCTGTTAGTTTTGGGGATGAGAATATATCGACTGATGCAAAGGATATTAATGTGATGCCAATACTTTTAGGAGTTGACTTTAACGTAGATCCGATGTCAGGAATATGTGCGGTAAGG